TAAACCCTGATAACAATAAGTGGATTCCGGCTAAATATCCAACAGAACTATCTAGGCTGAAGACCATATTCGACTGGAACAAGCGAGATATTGCATTCAAGAACAAATGGGTTGATTACATAACAGAAGAATTCGTTAGAAGGGATCAGGGCTACTGGTTCATCAATAATGGTATCCCAACCTATATAACAGGTGGGCATTACATGTATCTTCAGTGGTCAAAAATAGACATAGGACTGCCTGACTTCAGGGAATCGAATCGGATATTTTTCCTATTCTGGCAAGCATGCAAGGCAGATGAACGTTGCTTTGGAATGTGTTATTTAAAAAACAGAAGGTCTGGATTCTCGTTCATGTCTTCATCTGAACTATCAAACACAGGGACTATATCAAAAGATGCCAGACTAGGTATTCTTTCAAAAACAGGTGATGATGCAAAGAAGATGTTTACGGATAAAGTGGTTCCAATTGTTCGGAATTATCCTTTCTTCTTTAAGCCAATTCAGGATGGAAATGACAATCCAAAGACAGAGCTGGCGTTCCGGATTCCTGCCAGCAAGATTACGAAAAAGAACATGTACGAAGATTCGGATCCAGACGAACTATCCGGACTCGACACAACTATTGACTGGAAGTCTACTGACGATAACTCTTATGACGGAGAAAAGCTACTCTTGCTGGCTCATGATGAATCTGGAAAATGGGAGGTGCCTCGTAATATCCTAAAGAACTGGCGAGTAACAAAAACATGCCTCAGGTTGGGTAGCCGAATTACAGGTAAGTGCATTATGGGGTCCACCGTGAACGCACTGCCAAAAGGAGGAAAAAACTTCAAGTCTTTATATTTTGATTCAAACCCTAGGTTCAGAAACGAAAACGGACAAACGAAGTCAGGATTGTATTCGTTGTTTATCCCGATGGAGCATAATTACGAGGGGCATATAGATGAATTCGGTCACGCTGTCATTGATGAACCTACGAAAACAACACTAGGTCCGGACGGTAGACTTATTAAGCATGGATGTTTATCAAGATGGCAAAACGAGGTTGACTCGTTAAAATCCGATCCGGACGCTTTGAATGAGTGGTACAGGCAGTTCCCTAGGACTGAGTCTCATGCATTCAGGGATGAATCCAAGCAATCCATATTCAACCTCACTAAGATATATCAACAGATAGATTATAATGAGGGATTGCTCAAGAATAAAGTCATTACAAGAGGTAGATTTGATTGGAAAGATGGGGTACAGGACAGTTCGGTTGTATGGACACCGGACCCAAGAGGTCGGTTCATAACATCATGGATACCACCCAAACATCTGCAGAATAACGTAATAAAAAAAGGCGGTAAATTCTTCCCTGGCAACGATCACATTGGAGCCTTTGGTTGCGACCCCTACGATATATCTGGAACGGTAGACGGAAAAGGATCCAACGGGTCTTTGCATGGAAAAACAGGGTTCACCATGGAAGATGTGCCCAGTAACTTCTTTTTCCTTGAGTATATTTCAAGGCCCGCTACAGCAGAGATATTTTTTGAAGATGTGCTCATGGCTTGTTTTTTTTATGGGATGCCAATGCTCGCTGAGAATATAAAAGCCAGACTCTTATACCATTTCAAAAACAGGGGATATAGGGCATTCTCCCTCAACAGGCCTGATAAGAAACATGACGCTTTATCGAAAACCGAAAAAGAACTGGGAGGCATACCAGGCACATCTCAAGACATAATCCAGGCTCACGCCGCCGGAATTGAGTCATATGTTGAGAAATATGTAGGACTTGATCTCGAGGGAACATATCGAGATCCAGAAGAAATGGGCCAATTCCTTTTTACAGAAACGCTTGAGGATTGGGCCGGTTTCGATATATCAAACAGAACAAAGAATGATGCGTCAATCAGTAGCGGGTATGCTATTATGGCAACAAACAGGCATACGTTTATTAGCAAATCAGAGCAACCAAAACTGACCATTAGATTGACTAAGTATGATAATTCTGGATCTGTAAGTAAGCTCCTGAAATAAGAAAGACCAAAGCGGGAGCCTCAGTCTTTCTTGCTAATCTACCTAACCACCTATTTCACTTCTGCTAAGATATGCAAACAATCCTTTGTTTTATAATAAAATATTACAGAAGGCAAAAAATCGATGTTTAACAGTAATTTTAAATGATTAACGGTATTTAACGAAATAATTGTACTTTTGAACTCATGCAGAAAAAGCAGTCAGTTGTTATACCTAATATCGCCTTTCCTGGCGACGAAGCCTCTGACCTCGAAAAAGCCACGCTTGAATTCGGACTGAAGATTGGTCATGCTATTCAAAGTGAATGGTTCAGGAGAAACGGCGGATCTTGCAGATTCTATACTCAGTGGGCTGAATTCCACAGAAGGAGGCTCTATGCTAGAGCAATGCAGCCGATAGGAAAGTACAAGCAGATGCTATCTACTAATGGCGACCTGTCTCACATGAACCTTGACTTCACCCCGCCACCCATCATACCAAAGTTCGTTGATATTATAGTCAATGGAATGTTAGATCGGGAGATGACGGTTAAGGCTACATCTCAAGATGTAGTGTCTGCTGACAAGAGATCGAAATTTCAGGATGAGATTGAGGCTGATATGGTTTCAAAAGATTTTCTTACTACAACTCAGGATCAATTTGGCGTGGATGCATTTAATGTGGATCCATCAAAGCTCCCTGAAGATAGTGATGAACTGTCTTTGTTTATGAATTTGAATTACAAGCCTGGGATTGAAATTGCATCCGAGATAGCTATTGACACTGTTCTTCAGGAGAACAAGTATACAGATACTTTGTCTCGCGTCTATCAAGATATTACCGAGATAGGCATTGGCGCTGTCAAACACGAATACTTAAAAGGCGACGGAATACGAGCTGACTACGTTGATGGCGCAAACCTTGTTTACAGTTATACGGAAGATCCTAAGTTCAAAGATGTATTCTATTGGGGAGAAGTGAAACAAGTTCACAAAAATGAACTGGTTAAGATAAACCCTAATCTATCTGAAGCGGACTTAAACGAGTTGTCAAACTACTCTGGAGTCTGGGGTGACTATCATCCAGAAATGAATCAGTACGGACTCTTCCGGCATGATGTTTTCACGGTTCTTTACTTTAACTACAAGACGCGTAAGAATTTCCTATACAAAAGAAAGAAGACCAAAACTGGCGGAACCAAGGCTGTTCAAAAGGATGCTGGATTTGCTTCTGCTCCTGATTCTGATTTGTACGAAAAATCATCCATACCAAAAGACGTTTGGTACGAAGGTGTACTCATTCTTGGAACGAATCAAATCCTTAAATGGGAGTTATGCACGAACATGGTTCGTCCTAAGTCGAGCACGCAACACGCCGTTCCTAATTACGTAGTTTGTGCGCCTAGAATGTACAAAGGTATAATTGAGTCGCATGTAGGAAGAATGATTCCGTTTGCAGACCAAATAACGCTTACTCATATTAAGCTGCAGCAGATCAAGTCAAGAATGGTTCCTGATGGAGTATTCATTGATGCTGACGGAATAAACGAAGTTGATTTAGGGACTGGGGCCGCTTACAATCCAGAGGACGCTTTAAACTTGTACTTTCAAACAGGATCCGTTATAGGTAGATCCAATACCATAGAAGGAGAATACAATAATGCACGAATTCCAATACAAGAACTAAATACCAGCTCAGCACAAAGTAAGTTTTCCGCACTTGTAGGGGACTATAACCATCAAATGAACATGATCCGGGATGTTACCGGCATCAACGCAGCAGCCGATTCGTCAACTCCAGATCCTAAATCTTTGGTCGGCATTCAAAAGATGGCGGCTTACAACTCGAATACAGCAACCAGGCACATACTTAATGCTGGTATTTACATTACGAGAGCATTGGCGGAAGGTATTTCACTTAGAATTGCCGACGTTCTGAGGTATTCTGACGCAAAAGAAGATTTTGCTATGCAGATTGGAAAGTACAATATTGAAATACTCAATGACATAAAAGACCTTCCACTTTATAGCTTCGGCATATTCATAGAAATGTCTCCAGATGAAGAGGAGCGTCAGATGCTTGAAAACAATATTTCGCTATCCTTGGACAACAAAGAAATACTTCTTGAGGACGGAATGGATATTCGTCAAGTAAAGAACACTAAGCTTGCCAATGAAATGCTTAAAGTCAAACGCAGAAAAAGACTAAAAGAGGTTCAACTGCGTGAAGATACGCTGATGCAGCAGAAGGCCATGCTCGACGAAAGGTCTCAGCAAGCATCGGCTCAGGCAAAAATAATGCAAGCTCAAGCCGAAGCGGAAGCTAAGATATCCGTGGAAACAGCCAAGGCGGACTTAGCTATCAAGACTTTGCAAGTGGAAGCCGGATTAAAAGCGGAGTTGATGGATAAAGAGTTCTCCATTAACATGCAACTTAAAGGCGTTGAGGTAGACGGGCAACTTACGAAGCAAGAGAAAGCAGAGCAAGCTAAGGATTCTCGCATAGATAGGCAGAGTACTCAACAGTCTGCTCTTATCGATCAGCGCAAGAAAGATCTCCCTCCTATAAACTTTGAAAGCAACAACGACAACCTGGATGCTATTGGCGATCTATCCAGCTTTGATCCAAGATAATTAAATACAATTCAATATGAGTACAGAAGATAAATCCGCAGAAGAAAACAAAGTAAAGTTTGAGTCAGTTGAGTATGGCGACGACAAGATTACCCCAGTAGCCACACCTGTTACACCCGCGCCTGACCCAGATCCAGTCATTGATCTGCAGGAACCAGCAGTAACACCTGTTATTGACCCAGAACTTACCGAAGAAGCAGTACTGTCTTTTTTTGAGAAGAAGGGCAGAAAAGTGGAGTCCATTGAAAGTCTATTTATAGAACCCGAACCAAAGGTAGTCGAAAAGGCAATGGAACTCCCCGAGAATGTAAAGGCCTTCCATGAATTCCATAAACAAACGGGAAGAAGTATTGAGGATTTCGTGAATCTGAATCGAGATTTCAGTAAAATGCCGCAAAACCAAGTCTTGGCTGAGTATTATGCTCTTGAAAATCCAGCTTGGTCAAAAGAACAGATACAAGAACACATAGACGACTCGTATTCGTACGATCCGGATATGCTTGATGAAAGAGAAATAAAGAGAATAGAGAGACTAAAAGCATCTGAAGTGAATAAAGCTATCGGAGCCTTGGATTCAATGAAAGAGAAATACGCCGCTCCACTTGCGTCAATTGCAGCGGATCTTTCAGACGACGAAAAGGCAGAGATGGAAGAATTTCGCTTACAGAAACAGCAGGCTGATTTAGACGAAGACACAGAGGCTGAACGCAGCAAAGTGTTTGTAGAGAAGACAAATGAATTATTCAGCCCTACATTCGAAGGTTTCGGATTTAACGTGGGCGAAGAAGGCAGTCTCTTATACAAACCAGATGAGCCAGGCAAACTCGCCAAGGATCAAATGCGTTTATCCGAATGGCTCAACGGCTTCAAGGATGAGAAAGGTTTTATCAAGGACGCGGAAGCTTTTCATCGATCGATCGCGGTGGCTAGAAATCCGGATGCGTTTGCAAAACACTTTTACGAGCAAGGCAAGGCTGATCAAGTTGTAGCCTTCGAAAAAGAATCCAGAAACATTGACATGACTCGAAACCAGCCGCAAGTTGTAGCAAAAAATGGGCTTAAAATGGAGATTGTTGATCATAATGGTCCAACAGAGTTCAAGATTAGGTCCAATAAAAACAAAACGTAAATTTTAACAACAAAAATCAAAACCAATGAGCGGAACTTTAAACGCAGTACCAGGGGTTAATACAGCCCCATCGACAACAATGACATTGTTGCCGTCGAATTACATCAATACGATGGACTTCACTAACCAGTATCTTCCAGACTTGAATGAAGAAGAGTTTGAGCGATACGGGCCACGAACAGTTTCTGGATTCCTTGACAGGCTAGGGGCAGAAACGCCTTTTGAATCAGATTTGCTTAAATGGGAAGAGCAAGGACGTTTGCATATTAAGTACAATGCTATATCTATCGTTTACGGATCAGGTAACGACACAGCGGTATGCACGATCTCGGATCCAGGCATTACCGCTTGTAATTTCCGTGTGAGCCAGACAGTTCTTTTGTCATCAAACTCAAATAATACATCTGACCGAGCGATTATCACGGCTGTATCCGGGCTGACATTTACTGTTGCATTCTATACTGCTTCTGGCGGTACTATTTCTGCCGCTGACTCGGTAACAGCGTTCGCTTACGGATCTGAATTTAAGAAAGGTTCGAATGGAATGATCAGTTCACTTGATCCAACGCCAAACATTTTCGAAACGTCACCTGTCATCATCAAGGATAAGTATCAAGTATCAGGTTCGGATATGGCACAAATCGGATGGATCAAAGTGAGCACTGAGGATGGAGCAACTGGTTATTACTGGTTCATTAAAGGAAAGAGCGAAACAAGTCTTCGGTTCAAGGACTACCTTGAAATGATGCTTATTGAGCACCGTGTAGCAGAGGCTGGATCGGGAGCAGCAGCCGCCACCGGCGACACCGGAAACAAGGGTTCTCAGGGTCTTTTCTCTGCCATTGAAACTCGGGGTAATGTTTGGTCAGGTGGAAATCCTACGTCGCTCACAGATTGGGACACTATGATACAGCGTCTCGATAAGCAGGGATCTATTCAAGAAAACACGCTTTTCGTGAATCGTCAGTTCTCTCTTGATATAGATGATATGCTTGCTGCTCAGAATTCTTCTGGTGTATCTGGAAGCGTATCATGGGGTCTTTTCGATAACGACAAAGATATGGCGCTGAACCTCGGGTTTGATGGATTCCATCGTGGTGGTTATGATTTCTATAAGCAATCATGGCGCTACCTCATCGATCCAACACTTCGCGGAGGACTGGTTGGCGGAGCTGTTAACGGTATTCTTGTCCCGTCTGGAACGAAGGACATTCACGATCATAATCTTGGCAGATCGGTTAAAATGCCATTCCTGCACGTTCGTTACCGTAAGTCGGAGCATGAGGATCGTCGTTACAAATCATGGATCACTGGATCCGCAGGAGGTGCCTCCACGGACGACTCCGATTCAATGAAGGTTAATTACCTGTCCGAGCGAGTACTTATCACGCTTGGGGCAAATAACTTCGGTATCTTCAAATCGTAAACAATAAAACGGAGACACGTAGCTGTAGTAGCTACGTGTCTTTTCTTATCTACAAATTCAATTAAATTTAAATATCATGGCAACAAAACAAAATCCAGGTCACAAAATTTATGTTCTTCTAGGAGAACAACCACCGTCACTTGTACTGCATGCAAAAGATTCTTCGAGAAATAGGCTTGTACATCAAGACAAAGGCATTTCCAGACCTATTCGGTATGCATCCAACCAACTCAGTCCGTACATCGACGAGCAGATAGGCGAGGTGTTTGACCGGGAAGCTATTGTTTTTGAAGAAGGAAATCTTGTTGTTCCGGATTCAAAGCAAGCACTAATTAACTTCCTTGAGGTTCACCCAGGAAACGGATCTGTATTCATGGAGCTAAATCATGAACAGATGGCGAAGGATGAATTAGAAGACCTAAATGCAGAGGCCGATGCAATGATCATGGCGCGAACAGCCGACATAGAGGTCTTGTCTTCTGCCATTCGGATATTATCGGGATCAGACGTGGACAACATGACTGTAGCCGAAGTACGTAGAGATGCCATGCAACTCGCCAAAAGAGACCCATGGGGGCTATTAAGCATCGCTAACGATCCTTCCTTTGAAATCAAGAACATCTGTAGACGAGCCGTTTCAGAAGGGCATCTTGGATTCAGGAATAACAACAGAGACATTCATTACAACTTCCCGGAAAACAAAAAACGTTTAATTGCGGTTCCGTTGGACATGGATCCATACGACGCACTTGAGCATTATTTGATTTCTGACGAGGGTGTTGATCTATACAAAACACTAAAAAAGAAGTTATCAGTAGACGAGTTAGCGTAATAATTAGTAATTTAGCAGTAACATAAAAGGTTTTACTATGGCTAAATTTTTAAGAATTACAGTAGCAGGTACAGTTCGTACTTACACTGCAGAAAACATCATCACAACAGAGCGATTAACAGCCACTACAACGGCTATTACTTTTAATCACTTTCCAACAGGGTTTAAACTATTGACGCTAACGCATGCTTCAGATGCAGCCACTACTAAAGTGGTATCCATTATTGATGATGCGATACAATTGGCTCACAATAACAAATCCCGTCCGGACGTATTCATTACTGTGACGCTCCCTGTAGCAGTTTCTGGAGCGGTGTTCTCCTAATCATTCCATTTAGGACTAAAGCTTAAGGATATGAGAGCATTCGGTTTACGGGTGCTCTTTTTCTTTAACATATTTTCATATCTTTGCTTTCATGATAAACAGAGTCAGAAATACGGTATTAGCCATCATCAACAAGAACAACAATGGTTACATAACTCCGGATGAGTTTAATCTGTTCGCGACTCAAGCACAGTTAGATATATTTGAGGAATATTTTTCGAATTACACTATAGCTATTCAGAAGGTGAATGCTAGAGTTGCTGGAACGGGCTATGCTGATTCCTTAAAAAGATGCGAGGATGTTATAGACATTTTCATGGTACCTAGTGCTACATTAACATTTGCCAGCGGAGTATTTCCTATCCCTCAAGATGTCTACAAGCTTGAAAGATTGAATTACAATGGTCGAACCAATGTAGATAAAATATCTCAGCAGAAAGCAAATAATCTTCTTTCTTCTGATCGGACTCAGCCATCTAAACTTTTTCCATGTTACTCTTTGGCTGGGTACTCAGCAACTGTTTATCCATCAACTATCCAGTCTGGTATTACTGCAACTTACGTAAGATATCCTGCAGATCCTAAATGGACTTATACTGTTCCAAATGGATCGGAATCACCATTCTTCAATCCAGCCGCCAACGATTATCAAGATTTTGAATTACCATTGAGTGACGAAATGAACTTGATTACAAGAATACTTCAGATGTCAGGGATATCAATTCGGGAAGAAGAAGTCGTTCAGGCTGCTAAGTCGGAAGAAGTACAAGATAAACAAGAGCAATAATGGCATACATAACGAATTATGAATACTACGCCAATAATGGAGTTGGATCTGAATCAGCAAACTGGGGTTCCTATCAATATGTATTCCTTAAAGATATCGTAAATAATTTTGAACTACAATTTGTAGGTAATGACAAGTTAATAAACAATGTAGACCGACATACTATTATCTTTCATGCAAAAAGAGGTATCCAAGAGCTAACATACGATGCCTTAAAATCAGCAAAAGTGCTCGAGCTTACTATCGACGAAACACTAAAAATGGTTCTTCCTCCTGATTATGTTAATTTTATAAGGATATCATTAGAGGTCGAAGGTGTACTGTTTCCGATGGTAGAAAATAAGCAGGTTACTTTTGCTAACTCTTATCTTCAGGATAACAATAATGAGATTATATTTGACTTGGATGGAAATGTTGTAGAGGTGACCTCTCAATTAGATATGCACAGGCTTGCCGGAGATACACAGAAAATATACAACGGTCCAGGAGTTTACAATGGATATTATGGATGGTGTGTTAATGGGGATTGGTATTTTTCGCGTAGACTTGAAATAGATCCATCTACAGCAAACAGAAATGTGACATACAACATTGACAAGTCTGGCGGAGTCATAGATTTCAGTTCCGATATAACTGGAATGAATGTCGTTTTAGAATACATTTCAGACGGCATGGAGAATGGAGATGAGGCGCTGATATCCATAAACAAATTAGCCGAGGATGCCATTTACAAGCATATTAAATGGGCTATACTTGACAACAAATTTGGCGTACCTATGTATGAACGTCAAGAAGCAAAAAAACAAAGGAGAGCAGCCATAAGCAATGCTAAAATAAGACTAAGTAACATTCATCCATCACGTTTGCTAATGGTTCTTCGCGGTCAAGGCAAGTGGATAAAATAACCGCATAAATGGCAAAAATATCCAAGAACTTTGCAAAAGGTGTAATGAACAAGGATCTCGATCAACGGATGATTCCGGATGGTCAGTATCGGGATGCAGTGAACATGGTCGTAGGTAGTTCTTCTGGGTCAAACGTTGGGTCTGGTCAAAACATACTTGGTAACGAGCAGATAAAAAGTATAGCTACTGTTTCTGGACAACCTGTCACAAACGCTAGAACCATAGGAGCTATTTCTGTCGATTCGAAAGGTCTGATCTATTGGCTTGTTGCTTCAGATAAGTTTGATGCTATTTTTGAATTAAATGTATCTGCGGATACTCTGACAAGAGTCGTTCAGTCAAATAAATTAACACCCACCAC